CTCCCGCCTAACCTAATCCATGCCCGAGATAATCTCTTTTATGGAGGTTAAGATCGCAATACGCGCAGCGCTGCCTGTAAGGGTAGCTATGTACGTATACGAGAAAGGTTCGTTAGTGAACCACTCTGGTTATGAAATAAGAAGCTCCATCATCTGATGAGATGGATGGGTTCCTCCACATCTGGTCCCCTTCTAGGTTACCGGCATAACAACCGTGTCCCTAGTCAGGCCAGCAGCGTAGATTTTCTACGAGTGAGGATACGACATTTTAACTTCCGTTTCTTGGAGGTTCTAGAAATAGAACTATCATGCATAGATACCCGTATTTCACCGGGTCTTACATGCGTGGTTTTGAATTTTAGAAAACTAAATTTCAAACCTCGAAGTGTCAAGTTATAGGTCAAGATCTTTATCGCACGATCGTCCCCTAGGGGTCGGTTCGTCTACTAAAGAACCCATTCATCTTAAAAGGGAGACGGGGTATCACTCCGCATCTAACTTACAGAAGTGTATTAACACTCTGCAGGTTAGGAGAGTCTAACCATCTACGTCTGCTTGATCCCAGTATGCCTCTTAAGGCAGAAAGGATTGGTGCAGTTTCGTGGATAATTCGACCTGGTTTAGTTTTCCCCTCATAGGGCGTTAACTTAAACTCAAGTCGTTCGACTCTCTCATGAAGTTCTAGTGCCTCCTCATAAAGTAAAGTGCTATCCATTTCCATATAAAGGTCTTGGTATATAGCATCTGGATGATCTTTCCAGTTCATCTCTAGTCCAATCAGCAGCATAAAGAACTGCTCGATTTCAGAGTGCAGGGCCAAATATGGTCCCGGCAAATCTGCTAGAGGTACCTCCTCTGCAAACTCATCTGAGTAATGCAATGGGAAGTACAGCTCCGACGCGTTTTTCGCGATAAACCAGTCAAACTGGTCTCGGAGAATCTTTACTTTATTAAGGGCCGAACGAAGTAGCTGTATAGCTAATTTATCTTCGTTCTCAAGGAATTTCGGCTCTCTAGTCCATTCTAAAGAGAATGGATAGAGCTGCGGTTTCCCCGGTTCCACCAACGCCTGATAAGCTGCATGTAATGACGCCTTGATGGGAATAGCGATAGCATTCCCTTTCAGGTCAATGTCCTTAATATAAGGATCAATGATCGCGTGCATTACCGTTCTTAGCGGGAGAATTCCATTTTGGAATCTTTCCCCTAATAACGCCAGTATCCCTAAGGATAGAGCTTTTTGTGAGTTTACCGAACTAGTTCGGTAGCTTGCAACTACTCTACCTTTTGAAAAGGTATTTCGTGAAAGGATAGCTTGTAATAGGGACTCAGTGTTTTCAAGTAACCCCGCTTTAGCAAAAGCTAACGCGTTGGATACTCGACCACCTACTTTCCATCCCGCTCTTATTTGAGCGAGGGAAATCCCACTTACTATAGCAAACCCCCAGCAAGTTCGTTTCGCAAACTCGAAAACTGGACGACTGGTTGAAGAAATTGATTTGTTTAAATTAATTTCGCAACCTAAAGCAGCCATGATATTTCTATATTCTTTCGCAATTTCTGCGTCGAATATAACGATATCATCACCAAGTATTTCATACTTAGTGCACCATGTTTGAGAGCCAGTGACTCTAAAATGGGCAAGTTGGACAATCCAGTGATGCGTAATCGCAAGACCGGGCCAAGAAGATAGAGCACCCATAGGTTGCCCTACCTCGTAGAAATACGGACCGTCAGAGACTTTTAGTTTCTCTGCCACCAAGGCATTGAAAGCAAAAGGTCTTTTGACCATAATATTCCTCCAGATAGCACCAAAACCTCTAATCCCGATTAATTTCGAGAATATAAAGGCGGTAAGTACTACAGGAAGTCTATCCGTAGCAGCAGTTAGATCAAAACTGTATGCGCATCCAGAGGATACGGCCTTTTCTTGGGATCTTCTAATCGAAGCTTCCTGATCAAATGTTCCATCGTTAGGGATTAACCTTAATAGATCAAACAGATAATTATGAAGCGGGCTCATAACCGATTGAGTTATTGAGTCCATTAAAGCAAAAAGTCGCAGTTTACCTGCCGCTTCTTCTTTAATTGCGAATTGGGAGAGACCGAGTCCAGGACCGATCCCGTGAGCTCTAATGGAGTCTTTCGACTTCATTGAATCGTGTTGGATCAGAACTTTTCCGGATTTAGAGATAATCTCTTCTCCGTCAAAAGAATCTAATCTATCACGTAGCTCACATGCGTAGTCCAGTTCAAATCTAAATTTGTCTGCACCTACCATGGTTAGGTAGTTTTGGATATTATCCCATAATATGGGGTGATACTCTCTAAGGAGTTTTGTATCTGTTAAGATACCAAACCAACTTACTTTGTTAGACGGCGAAGCCGATCTAGACATAACAAATTCTTGAGGGGCCAGGTTAAGTTTTAATTTAGCCTGGAAAACCGAAAAAGGATTAAAGAATCTTGCTATTCTTAGCAAGACTCTAAGTCCTTCTCGGTCTCCTGAAAATTTGTCAGTAATGGTTCCCAATTTTAGTTCACCGGGTGCTTTAAGCACACGGTATAGGTTAAATAAACCTAGCCAAAATCGGATTGTAGGAACATGTCCTCTTCGAATTCGTACTCTGTCAGCGACAGGTATGATTCTAGGAAGACCCCTACTTAAACCATTAAGAGGTAAGTTAGGTGTTAACACCCTTAGAGAAGCCAAAATATCTTTACCTAGACATTTTTGGATGGCCACAGAGCAGCCTTTCAACCATTTTATGGTAAAAGCTGTTCCGTGGTTATTCCACATTGTCAGTGTAAAGCGTATAAAGGCGTTCGTTCTTTTTATCCCATAAGCCAGTCTACCCACTCTACCAGTAGCTAACATGTTATTGAAAGCTAAAGGTTTGAATAAGGTAGTACCAAGTTTATTGGTAAGCGGTATCATTTTGGAGACCTCCACGTATTTCGTACTTAATAGCGTTAACAGGTTTAACCCTTTTTGAGGTGTTAGATTTGTTTTCATTATTAAATATAGAAAGCCAGCTATTACTCTTGGCAATGACAGAGGTGCTACAAATTAGTACTCGACAGTGTTCTCACTGTTCCCGTATTACTCCTGTAGACCGACGTCAAACTCATGAAAGGTTGATCGAAGCCAATCCTTATAGGGTCCTGTAAAGGATATCCATTGAGAGGTAGAGGTCAGTCGTAAGTAATTTAGCTTAGAAGACAGCATCCAACTTTAAGTTGTATAAAGTCTTTCCTAAGATAATTTCACTTGTCATGATGGGTGAAGGGCCAAAAAAGCTCTAATCATCCTGTTAAGGGTAGTAGATACATTTTCGCCACTAGCCTCTCAACTAATGCTGCCGTCCCGATTTCTCGTTTCGAGCGATACAAGCTGAGGTAGGCCGTACTAAGTGTTTA